AAAGACCCCAGACACCGAGTCAAGCAGAGAGACATTGAGATCAAGGAGAAGTTCGGAAAGATTCAGTGTGCTCCGATGGGTGCTCTCTGGTCTCAAGGCAAAGCGGCAGGTTTGACAGTCAAGAAGTTATCGGACAAGTCCGGACTTCCGGCCAATACAATCCGTGAGATGAACAGGAAATATGGGGAACTGGTGGAATTGCAGGTCCGAGCGAATCTCGGAGAGATTGCGGTGGATGCGTTACAGAACATGGTTGATCTGGCGTTCACTGCAGAAGATGAGAAGACTCGTTTCAATGCAACCAGAGACCTGTTGGACCGAGCAGGGTTCAAGCCGAAGACCGAATCGCACATCACTCAGGAAGTGATCAAGCGGTCACCGAAGGAGATTGAAGAGGAAGCGAGGAAGAAGTTAGGCAACGAGTTAGCCGAGAAGTTACTCGGACTGTCCTCGATAGAGGATGCAGAGATTGTAGAGACGTAAACGTTCATGGGCTTTGTTGGACACCACGGTCCGCACTCGGTAGTCGAGCCATCTTTTCGGCAGATAAAATCTGTTGGAGGTCCATGGGCAAACCGATAATCAATAGTTCAAGGAATTGTAAGGTGCGTCTCTTCAAATTTTGTAATGACTGTAATTATCGAATTCTTTGTGAACGTTATCGGAGATGTTGGAGTGAAAAAGGTTCCACAGAGGAGAAACAAGTTAGCAGGAAAAGGGAAGAGTCGGAGTCCAGAGAAGAAAAAGGCATATGATACCAAGTACCACTCGACAGCAAAAAGGAAGAGGTATCGGGCAGAACTGAACAAGGCAAACCGAGAGCATCCGAATCGCAAGGGAGAAGACAAGTCTCATACGAAAAGTGGTCGATTAGTCAATGAAAGGCAGTCGAAGAACCGAGCAAGGAATCAAACAGGGAGATCATTGAAGAATGGCTGAATACCAGGGGAAAAAGGTCAGTCTGAACAAACCGTTTCGGACACCGAAGGAAAAGAAGAAGTTCGCAGTCTATGTGAAGAACGATAAAGGCAATGTGATCAAGGTCCGTTTCGGAGATCCGAAGATGTCGATTAAAAAGGACCAACCAGATCGCAAGAAAAGCTACTGTGCTCGCAGTGGTGGAATCAAGGGGAAATCGGACCGAACTTCAGCGAACTACTGGAGTCGGAAGATGTGGAATTGTTGAAGACAATTACGTGAAAACGGAAGTTGCTAGAGCAACTGCGTGAGGAACGAACGGAACTGCTAAGGAGCAATTATGCACAAGGGATCGAAGCACGGACTCTATCACAACATTCACAAAAAACGGAAATCTGGGAAGCCCATGAGGAAGAAAGGAGAGAAGGGAGCACCTACAGACAAAGCGTTTAAACAAGCAGCAAAGACTGCAAAACGGAACAAACCGAAAGGAACGAAATGATGTACGGAAAAAAGAAAGCCTTCAAACCGTGTGCAACGTGTCCGTCACCGAGTAAGTGCAAGATGGCTGGTAAATGCTTGAAAAAGAAAAAATAGTAGTTGAGGCTTTAGAACTCCAGAAGGAGTACGAGGAAGCCAAGAAGTTCAACAAGCTATTATCTTACGAGCCGTATCGGTATCAGGCAGAGTTTCACCGGAGCAGGGACGATTCTGGGAATCAGGCACGGCAACGTTGTCTGATGGCTGGAAACAAGGTAGGGAAAACGTTCTGTGGTGCAGCAGAGATGGCGTATCATCTAACGGGACTCTATCCTCAGTGGTGGGATGGCTGGAGGTTCGACAGACCGATTCAAGCTTGGGCCGCAGGACAGAGTCACTATGCAACGAGAGACATTGTTCAGTGCGAACTTCTCGGAACTCCAGGAGATCCGGATGCACAGGGAACAGCAGCAATTCCGAGAGAATTGATTCTATCGACAGAAAGAAATCCTGGGGTTCCCAACGGGATCGGCATGGTGTTGGTAAAGCATGTCAATGGAAAGAGCAGACTCCAGTTCAAATCATATGACAGTGGTGCTTCTGCCTGGATGGGAGTAGCCGTAGACGTAGTTTGGATGGACGAGGAACCACCGCAGGACATTTACTCGCAATCTCTTCGTGCCTCATTGAAGAACGGGGGTCCGGTCTATCTGACGTTCACACCGGAACGGGGAGTCACCGGAGTTGTCCAGAACTTTTTGAATGATCGAAAGCCTTCGCAGCAACTGGTGACTGCTTCCTGGGACGATGCTCCGCATTTATCTGAGGATGTAAAACAGGAGATTCTCTCAGCGTTACCGTTGCATGAGCGTCAAATGAGATCAAAGGGAATTCCGGTACTTGGAAGCGGACAAGTCTTTCCGATTGCAGAGGAATCCTTTTCGGTCAGAGCCTTTGAAATTCCGGAACACTGGCCAAGGATCTGTGGAATTGACTTCGGTTTTGACCATCCGACTGCAGCAATCTGGGTAGCCTGGGACCGTGACACGGACACAGCTTATCTCTATGACAGTTACTGTCAGTCCGGTGCAGCGATGTTGCAGCATGCCGAAGCAATCAAACTCCGAGGAAACTGGATTCCGGTAGCCTGGCCTCATGACGGGAGCATTCATGACAAGGGCAGTGGACACGCTTTAGCCGATCAGTATCGCAGGGCCGGAGTCAATTTCTTGGGTTCCCACTTTCACAATCCGGAAGGCGGAATTGCGGTCGAACCAGGAATCATGGCAATGATCACAAGGTTTCAAACCGGACGGTTGAAGGTCTTCGATCATTTGCAGGACTGGTACAAGGAATACAGAATCTATCACCGCAAGGACGGAAAGATTGTCAGAAGGAATGATGACCTGATGTCCGCAACCCGTTATGCCGTTCAATCTCTTCGTTATGCCACGATCCGAACCTGGAGACCCAGAGCAGAGGTAGCCGAGGGATCTTTGTCAGATCGCACTTTTGACCCTTTCAACCATTGGAGAGCATGGCCAGAGGATACAACCCCGTCTCCCGTGTGGAGGAACTGAGACAACGTTTTGAAACAGTCCGACAACAAGGACTTTCGGCACAGCAGTCGTATCAGCAGGACTATCCTCAGTATCGAAGTGCCTACGATGAAGCAGTTTCCTTTGAACCCCAGGTTCGGAGTGCCTACGATGCTTTTCAAGCGAACAGGACTCAGGCTCGTCTGGATGCTTACAACGCACTGTTATCGACCTACGAGGGTCTCCAGGCCAATTACAAGGCATACGAACCGACTCTTCAGCAGTACCAGACTACGATGCAACAAAGTGGCGCAGAGCTAGACCAGATCAACGAGATGCTTCCGTCCTTATTGAAACAGATTGAAGTGGAACGAGATCCGAGGAAACAGGGAATTCGCAGAGACTATCAGCAAAGCATTCTGACTTCTACCGTCCGGAGTCCTTCAGCCATCCGATGATTGAAAAATGTACTCTAGCCGATGTAGATGCCTTGATGGCAGATCTCCGGAACATGTATGTCGAAATGGCCCCCTTCGGAAAGATGGATGAAGAGAAATGTATTTCGTTTCTAACCGACAGTATTCAACACCACGTAGTTCTGAAGAAGACTGAAGAGGAAAAACTCTTGGGACACATGGGTCTGAGAGCAGAAAGCCACTGGTACACGAATGATGCGGCACTTTATGAATACTATGTCTATGTCCATCCGGAGCACAGAAAAACGAGAACAG